TTTTTTTATATTTGACATTTATCTGTTTATTGTTTCAATATAAAGTACATCTCTTCCTTCGTTGACGCCGTCGACGCCAGCTACACGATTCATTTTTACCTCACCATTAATTGATTTGACCATCAGCGTAAATGTTTGTGTTCCAGACGGAACATCTGAAAAAATCCACTGGAAACCTGCAGAGTGTGTTTCCCATGACCACCCACCACGTGTAAAATACCATTCAGGGCTGTTTTCAATTGTTCCGTCACTACAGCTAATGTATGCAAGCCCACGGCCTTGAGCTACATCTTCACGAATTCGAGAAGGAGACCAATAAGCTTTTACATCGGAAGTAGTTGTAAGAGCCAGACTTGCGCTAACATGTGACACATAGCTACTTCCAATATCAACATCATCAAATAGCTCATATGTTCCAGATGAAAATAGTTTTGGTAGCTCGTCTACAGGGCTGCTGCTAGTTGTAAACGTAGCACCGCTAAAGACAATTGCACCCATTGTTTTATCCTAGCTCAACCCAGTCGCCGCTGGGATTAAAGTAGAATACGTTTGCTGTATCTGTGCACCAACCCACAACACGAACGAAATTACCAGCAGTAGAAGGAGCTGTTGTATCAACTTTTCCCGCTGTTGTACTTACAAATATAGCCTCTCCCTTTATAAAATTATTTAGTTCTGTTGTTCCGTCAAAAAATCCCCTAATCAACAATCCATTTGCAACAGTTGTTCCTAGCGCAATTGCTATCATTTGTGAGCTTCCTGATGTAATTATATTTGCATCTGCATATTTCCATATGCCGCCTGAGTCTAGGCACATTAACTTTCCTGCAGCAAGTGTATCAGTTACGTCTTCTGTGCCGAATGTTATAACTTCGCCGCCGCCAGTATCATTTGCCAAACTAGAAGGATCATGATGCACATCTAATCCAACCTTTGGAGATGTTGTTCCAATCCCAACAATGTTATTTGTGTCATCATAAAAAATTCCAGATGTGCCACCAAAAGAGCTATTATTGTTATACTGAATTTGACCATCTGATCCACCTGGGCTTCCTCCTCCTCCTCCGGATCCAGATGTCAAATCTGTTTCTGCAACATCAAAAGATTGCCAGTAAATTTTTCCGTCTGTCTTTGTATAAAGCCAGCCTTCTCCGTCACCTGGCGCGGATGGTGTCGAACCTTGCTCAGACGTAATTGCTATTTTCCCAGATACATCTAATAATGATATTGGTGTTGATGAGCCTACTCCCACACGATCGTTTGCGCCGTCGACAAATAACATGTGTGCGTTACTATCGCTTTCAACCCTAAAATCATGTATAGACCCCTCTTCGTTGAATATTGCTGCTCCAGAAACTATCAGCGTTGCATATGTCGTACCTTCAGACCCAGAGACAATAATTCCTTCATTGAACTTAACAGTTCCTGCACCGTAATTCTTAACTGCCACACTTTCTCCCGATAGATAACCTATAATCTAACTATCAAAGAAATACTGCTATTGTCTCCTGTCAAGACAGTATACAGGTGTTTGTTTAACTTCTTCTAGCAAAGAATCAAGATCAAGACCAGCACAATCAATTTTATTTTTTGTGAAGTTGTAGTGGTTGCAGAATCCATTGAACCTTCCTTTTGCTACGTCATCATTCATCGTTGTGTCAAGAACACCTTGGGAATTTTTTGGGAACTCAAGCGGGATACCAAGGCCGACATGGATCGCCTTCCAGAGAGCCTTAAGCGCCTCGATCTGAACTGGGTAGAAATCTAAAAATGGCTTTTTCTTATTACCGTGCACCCATCCTTCTGTCTGAAGCGGCCGCTCTCCGAAGCCATTCTTGACATACCAGTCCTGATATTTTGTATAGTACGCATCAGAAATTTCAACTCCGATACCTTTCTTGTTTCCGTGTCGATTTCCTGCATGCCAGGCGCCATGCTGTGTGTCAAGAAGCTGGTATATCGTTCCGTCATTATCGATGCAAAAGTGAATTGAAATTCCCCGATTATTTAGAACCTTTGCACAAGACTCTGAGCTGAGACACACGTCCCAGTGGTTGACAAAGTGTGTCGGCTGTCTGTCCTCTTTGCTGCTATTATCATAGTATGTTCCTGGATTCATCTTTAACCCGCCTGGCTCATCCCAAAGCACAACCTTGTCCCACTCAATTGAAATAAAATGACTATTGTGAACTATGTGCTTAGACCCCTGACGGTGAGGAACAGATCTCGGCTTGTAGTCTGAGATGTTAGACTGTCTTTCCGTCCATATCCTTCTATGCGTCATCGGACCGACAAGCCCGTCAGACTTTAGATCATTCTCTCTCTGCCACTTTCTTACAGCCTTTAGAAGATCATCGTCAAAATATTCAGCCCCGAACCAGGAGGGATCCCAATCGAGGCTGTCTGCGCTTGACTTATTGTAAAATATTTTATCCATCGCTTTCCTTTATCTCTCCTTCTAGCTTCTTCCACCTCCCTTTACCAGAGAATCTTGTAATTCCATGCGGACGAGGTTCATCAAATTCATCTAGTGATACAAATATAATCTTATCAACTGACAATAGTATCTTTTTTGTTCTTTTATTTCTTACTTCCATCTTTAGTGTTATTGATGTTGTTCCAAATTTAACTATATCAGTTCCAAACTCAACAACGTCTCCCAGCCTGGCAGGATATCTAAAGTTTATTTCTGACATGTGAACTGTTGCAATATTTCTAGTTCCAAGCTGGCAAAAACAAAATATTGATGCCTCTTCATCACACCACTCAAGAAGTCTTCCTCCAAATAGTGTCCCTCTCGCATTGAGATCTTCAGACTTTATAAGCCTTCTAGCTCTATATTCTATCATTCAAAATCGATATCTGCGGTAATTGTAATATTGAGCTTAGGCACTCTTAACTGATTTGCAAGCCCATGCTTTTTAGCCTCTTCAGAATCTAAAAACCAATCTGCGTGACCTTTTTTATGAACTAGCTTCAAAAAATAATCATCCCTTTTTCCGCAGTTTCTTGCCATCATCTTATAAATGATCTGATTTAATCTCTCAGTCTCCTCTGCAGAAGCCTTAATCTCTTCCACCTTTCCCCGTTCCATTGAAGACACATCATGGATCATCAGCGTGGCATCAGGATCCATGAACCGCAATCCATCCGCTCCAAATGAAAAAAGAATGGCGCCACATGACATTGCCTTACCTTCAACAATTGTAGCAACAGGTAACTCAGAATGTTTTATAGCTGAAATCATTGACATCAAACTGTAAACCTGTCCTCCATATGAGTCTATGGTGATCGGAATAACTTTTTGACCTGTGTTATGAGCTTGTGCAACTGATTCATGAAATTCTTTTGCGGATTTCTCATCAAACTTATTTACTCTCACTATTACAGGATTCTTTCTCAGCTCAAATTCTTTAAGCAAGGGTGATATTTTTGTCGTCCACTTCATACACAATACCTATAGAAGAAATATTTTTTTTTATTTAACTAACACTTGCTATATCCGCATGATTTACATGCGACACATCCTTCCTGATATGCCAGGCTATTCTCAGACCCACAACTAGAACACGACTTATTTCCTCCGGGCTCTAAGCCATCAATAATGTAATTTTTAAGAACTCTTGCAACAACCTTTGAGAATGAAAATAGATCAGCATCTCGATCACCCTTCTGAAGCTGCTCACAGATATAGTGAACGGGTGCGCCGTGACGAAGAGCAAGAGATATCGTCCTTGTAAAAGATGTATGATTTGGATTATCAAACACCTTCACAATATTCTTAATAACAACCTCATCTCCATTCTCACCAAATCTTAAATCATATATTGAATTCATCGTCTTTCTTAGATGCTTTACAATAATGCCTTTTCGATATTTTCTGGGAATTTCAATATACTCAGACAGACCGCCCAGAATTTCGTAAGGCTTGCTATTCATCAGACCTATGAGTATTGTCCACTTCTCACCCTTAATTGACACATGATGAATGTCACACTCAAGATCATTTGGTCTCTTTGGCGCAGAATGTGTTGTAAACGTTTCGTTGTTATTTTTCTTATCAACTAGAACGCCTGCACGAGAACCCTCTCTATACACTGTGAAACCCTTGCAACCTGATTCCCACGCCTTCTCGTAGATCTCTCTAACAGCTTCCTTTGACACGTTAGCAGGAAGGTTGCAGGTGCTTGCTATTGAGTGATCTATCCACTTTTGTGCTGCAGCTTGGATCTCAACCCTCCGCAGCCAGTCAATTTCTGAAGCCGTTGCTTCCCAATACGGTGATTCCTCAATATTATCGTTTTCTGTTACGTCAACCCATCTCTGGACACCGTGATGATGAACGTCATACTCGACCCACTTATCACCCATGTCGTCGACGAAGCTTGCCTCAACATTTTCACCATGAGTTATCTTTCTTCTACGAGTGTATGTTAACATAAAAACCGGCTCAATTCCTGATGATGTTTGGGTTAAAGTTGAAACTGAACCAGCGGGCGCCGTTGTAGTAAGCGCAATATTTCTCCTACCGTTTCTTTCATATAGATCATAAAGCTCATCGCTTGATCGCAAGAGCTTTTCAAGATGTGGGTTACCTGACTCACTCGCATGAGAGAAGACAGGAAATGTACCTCTCTCTCCAGCCATTATACACGATGAGATGTGAGAATTGACGCCGAGGTTTTTGTAGATCTTTTCAACAACCTTGACAGATTTCTCTGATCCGTATCTGATGCCTAGCATCGCAAGAGTGTCGGCGACACCTGTAACACCCAAGCCTGTTCGACGGCCTCGTAGTGCCTGTCGCTTGACTCCCTTCCATAGGTCGATCTCAATTCTCTTAATGTTTTCAGGCTCAGGATCGTTAGCTATCTTATCTATTATCTTATCAACCTGCTCTACCTCAAGATCGATCAGATCATCCATTAGCCTCTGGGACTTCTGAACAACTGTTGCAAACTTTGTCCAATTGAACCTAGCATGAGTCTCAAACGGCTTCTGAACAAACTTTGTGAGGTTCACAACCATCAACCGGCAACTGTCGCGCGGGCTCAAAATTATCTCTCCGCACGGGTTACTTGACACTGTTTTAAAGCCTACATCTGCATAGCAGTCAGGAATTGAGTTATTGATCACATTATCCCAGAAAAATATTCCAGGTTCGGCCATTGACCACGCTGAATCTACAATCTGATCCCAGACTTCTGACGCTCTTACAGTTTTTGTGATTGCTGGATTATCAGAATCAACTGGCCATTGAAGCTGATATTCTTCGTCGTTTTTGGCGGCGATCATAAATTCATCATTCAAACGAATTGAAATATTGGCACCGGTTACCTTCTTGAGATCGCGTTTTATATTGATGAACGTTTCGATCTCAGGATGACGGCAATCGATCGAAATTAATAAGGCTCCGCGTCGTCCGCCCTGGGCTACTTCTCTCGTAGAGTTTGAAAAGCGCTCCATGAAGATGCCGATGCCGTCAGTTGTTCGAGCAGCATTTGACGTTGCGAGGCCCTTTGGTCTGATATTCGAGATGTCAAAACCCACTCCTCCGCGGCGTTTCATTATCTGGACCTGCTCCTGATCAGTGTGAAGAATTCCTGCATATGAGTCAGAAGGAGAGTCGATGACAAAACAGTTTGATAATGACTGTAGCTGGTGATCATTTCCAATTCCAGACATGGGTGAACCTTGCGGAACCACCTGCCACGTCGAGAGAAGGTCATAGATCTCATCCTCAGTCATTGGGTTGGGATAATTTGACTCAATCCTTGCAAACTCAGAAGCCAGTCTTCGATGCATATCGTCTGGCGTTAACTCAAGAACATCTCCATTGCTGTCTGTTAGCGCATATTTTGTGGCAAAAACTGTTGCTGCTAAGTGATCTCCGCTAAAATAATCAACACTAGCATCAATCACTTTATCAACTTTTGCCATAGTGAGCTCCTGTCGGCCTATTTGTCATTAATTTCCTTCCATTTACTTCTAAGAAGCCCTTTCATAGATGCATTGTCTGACGCCATCACCTCGTCAATAGATAATTCATCGCTACCTTCTACAATAACAAATTTTGACATAGACGTATCTAGTTTGACAGGAAATAATATTCCATCCTTTCCCGCCCTGTTTTTTGCAACAAACAACCTACCCTCTCCAGATGCCTTCTCAGATGACTTCCTTGAGAGAGATAAAACAATATCTGACACCATCGCCTTGCCATAGGCTTCAGACATATTTTCAAGACCTATGATTGATGAATTCGCCGATTCTCTATGGGCTTGGCTTGCGGTCCAGACAGGTACGTTTAGGTCCATTGCAAAATTTCTTATCTCTTCATAGATTGATTTTAACTCGTGCCTTAGACTTTCATGCTTTCTTGATGATCTCATGATATCAGCATAGTCAATTATGATGAGACTTGGAATAAATGACCTAAGCAATAATTTTTCTAAGTGATTTCTTATAGTCATGATCGTTGCTGAACCTGTTGGGAATGACTTTATGATCAGCCTTCCAAGATCCATCCCCTCATACATAGATAAGATCTCATCCTTTCTATCTATCACATCATTATTTGGTATATTACAGAGGTTTGAATCATATCTAAGACCCACACATGCTTCAGACAGCTCAAATGTATAGTGAACAACATTTTTTCCTATTCTTAATGCCTCTGAACCCACATGAACGAGAAAATGTGACTTTCCTCCTCCTGTGCTTGCAATGATGACGCCTATCTCTCCTCTTCCCAGCCCTCCATTCAGAACGCTCTTTTTATCAAGCTGCTTAATTCCAGTCGGACATGTTGATCTCGCAGTCTTAGAAAATCTAACGTTTGCATCGTCAAAAAAATCATGACCGATAGATGATGGTGTTCCGACAGAAAGGGCATCTTTTATTACATCAATAACAGACTCATATCTATCTGTTGATATAAGCTCAACAGCCTTTTCTAGAGCATCTTTTAAAGCCTGCTTTTTGCAAAAGTCAAGCGTCTTATCCTTGACAAACTGTAGATCTCCCATATCAGGATTTGTCTTAACCCTGTGAAGAAACTCAATTATCTGATCTCGCAAAAGAACATCGTGACCTTCACGCAGCTCGTCTCTAATAATTGTTATAAGTAGAGACAATGTTGGAAATGACTTATACGTCTCATGATAGTCAAAATATTTTCCCGTTAGATACTTTAGATATCTTACATCAAAATAGTCAGGTGTCATCACCTCAGATAGCTGTGATGCCCACTGTTTATCTGTCAATAAGCACTGAAATATTTTCTCCTGAAACTGTTTTCCATACTGTTTAAAGCATGCTGTGTCTATCTCAGTGCTCACTTTTTCTCCAGGTTTCTGCATGCTAAAAACATTCTATCAACATTAAACGTCTGAATTCCCTCTCTAATAAAAATTCTCATCATTTTCATCTTGTTTCTTGTAGGATCAAACATATCAATACTGTCATTTATCTTCTTTATCTGACTTGCAGATAAGTTGTTCGTGTCAAGTAGTATTAGTTTCCAATTTCTTCTAATTACACCTTCTAAATTAAGAATGTTCAAGTATGCTTTTACTTTACTTCCAGACTCAACCATGTCACGTGAGTGCCTGATGACGTCATCAATCAAAACATCAGACTTTTCACTCATCATTGGAAACCTATTGGCAAGAGTTTTAAATCCAACACCTTGCACTCCGTCAATATTGTCTGCCGGATCTCCGCAAACTGACTTTGCAAGACAAAAATTTTGTGGAGATATTTTAAACTTTTCTCTTACCTCTTTTGACGTCACTAATTTTTTCCAGGTTGGTGAAAATATTATTGTACTTTTATCTAGAAGCTGATAAAAATCTTTATCTGATGAAATTATTAGCTTTTTATTATCTGCATATTTGTATTTACAGATATATCCGATTACGTCATCTGCTTCACAGTCTGGAACATATATCTGACACACAGGAGTGTTATTTAACAGCTCTATGATGAGAGAAACCTGACTGTTTCTATTATTAACAGTATCTGGAAGTTCATCACCATAGAATCTATTTAGCTTTGCCGGTCTTCGCTTCTGTTTATACTCAGAGTAGATTGATCTTTTTCTAGACGACCCACCCGACTCCCAGGCAACAATTACTTTTTTAGGGTTGTATTTTTCAACCATTCCTATCATTGAATATAGAAATCCTACGACACCACCTACCTGTTCACCTGTCGATGACACAGCAGGATTTGCAACAAAGTGACGAGTAAACAGATTTAATCCATCAATAATCAGAATTAAATCACGAGACCCTGAGCCTTGCAAAGCTTAATCCTCTGGATCAACAATTAAAACGTCTTCAGATAGAGATTTCATCTCTTCATACGACTCTAAGTCAATGCTAGCTTCATCTATGCTGAATTGTTTTACCATCGCTATCTCAAGAATGTCATCGACATACTGGCTATATTCTGTGTTTCTCATGATATCGCAAAATTCATTTTTTCTAAATTTTTTATCTATGACGATCTCACCTGTCTTTACATCTGTTACACTCATGGTCTTCCATCCACCTGTGCCTGCTAGCAAGATCTCCTTTCCATTAACAGTCTCAGGCCCGTGCTTTCTCAAAAGATCAAAAATTTGCTCGTGCTCTTTAATTCCCACACCAAAGTGAATCTCAAAATTTATTTTTCTAAATGGAGGGGCAACCTTATTTTTAATTGTCTTTGCAGACACATGAATTCCGATGACATCATCACCATCCTTTATCTGCTGTCCAGCTCCTAGCTTTATTCTAGTTGAAGCATGAAAAGGTATTGCTCTCTTGCTAATCTACTACTTTCGTAGCAGTATGGACTATATCTTCAAAAATTTTATTGTGTGAAATAATTTTTAGTTCGCTTTCCCAATATCTTATAACTCTAAATCCGCTTTCTTCGATTACACTTGTTTTCTTTTTATCATATTCCCATATTTCTTTTGCAAGCAGTTTCTTTCCACCAATTAAATCTTCAGAAGAAAACTTAGATGGATTTGCATGCCAATAATCACCATCGATCTCAACAATGGTATTATACTTGGGAATATAAAAATCACAAACATATCTTTTTACAGATTTTTGAGTTTCATATTGAATATTAATCGCAACTAAAATACTAGCAAACATTTGTTCAGGCTTTGTATTCTTAGAACATGATGGCAATATATTTTTGCTATGCCAGTTCTCCTGACGCTTGTCTGCTTCTTCAACACCATATCTAATTACCCATCTTTCATAATTTGACTTTTTCATCCAGTCAGTCACACCTTTCTTTCCAATAAACAATCGTGGAAAGCTTTCTGGTGATTCACTAATCTTTTTCTTCATTAGTTTTGACTGTGATTCTCTATACTCTTTGCTTTGAGTGGCTTTACGACAGCTTTTCGCCTTTCTTTCTCGTATTTCTTTTGTCCCGTAAACTTTATCTGCCATTTTTTGACAGTTTTGCCTATTTTCTTCAGAATTTCGCCAATCAGAAAATCTATCAAAATTACCCATTATTGATTCTGGAAATTTTGATTTGTAGTCGGTTGTTGTCATATTATGTTTTTTAAGATGAGTATTTGTTATGGCCTTGAAGGTTTTACCGCATACTTCACACTTGTATTTTTGTCCCGCGCTCATAGGTGTTTTCTCCTTACATGTATAAATATTATGAAACGGTAAAGCTTTACCATAAAATTTATTTCTTTGTAAGGTTAATAACACTAGTCTCTGAACCTTTGACCTGTCACCAGGAAACTTGGCTGCTGATTACCCAATCCTACTTCTTTTTGACATTCACGCTCGCAATTACTCGCCACGTTGTAGTGAAGTCGGCTCTTAGGGCGTCCCAGACAATTCACGGGATGAATTTGCATTTTATACTCGTGCTTGGGAGGCAAGCATTTCACCACCCGGAGTTGTGTTGTGATTAATATGGCCATTAGCAATATAAGCATTTCCATCTGGAACTGAAACATCTACTACATTCATTTTTCCTTGTAGTTGTTTTGCATCAGGATTGTCTTTTAGCTTCGTCCACTCTCCGTCGACAAGTGTTCTATGAACTGACGTTGCATTTAAATCACCAAGCATATACGATGTATCCACTGCTGGCTTCACTACGAAATTAGTCATTGGCTTAAAGCCATCTGGACCTTCAATCATAGTACCAACATCGGAAAGATCATATTCACAAGGTGTTTCGAAATCATCAATCCCTAAAATACTTGCGTATTCAGAAAAAGTCATCTCTCTTTCAATTTGTGCCATTATTATCTCCTTTGGCGTTATATTCACGGAACCTCTCCGCGAAAAGTGAGTTTTCGTCGTAACGAATTTTAATTTTTGTTGTTTCTGGGTTTACGCAATCTGGATCTCCATAGAGAACACCTATCTTTGTTCTGACCTGATTTAATATAACAAACAGCACATTTTGATTTGCAATCACACCTGTGATCTTTCTCATTCCTTTTGAAATTGCTCGTGCTTGAAGGCCTATTGATTCTTTATCATAGTCACCCAGAAGTTCTGCCTTTGGAGAAGAAGCAGCAACAGAATCCCACACAATAGTAACAGGAATGTCTTTATTCATTGCCTTTGCTTTCATTATTGTTGATTCAGCAATTGACAAAACCTCTTCAGTACAATGAGTGTCAACATATACAAATCGTTTTGATACATCAACTCCAAGCATTCCTAGATTTTCAACACTTGTTGCATTCTCTGTGTCAATATACACAACAATACCGCCCATCTTTTGAGTCGATGCAGCAATCTGTGTAGCAATATGTGACTTACCGATTGATGGCGGCCCAAATATCTCTATGATCCTCCCCTCAGGGATGCCACCGTCTCGTCTATTTGAGCATATATAGTCTAAAAGCCTTGAGCCCGTAGAGATCCATCTCTTGACATGAGTTGGTGACTCATCACATGAAAGATTATAAGCGACTCTAGAGCCATGCTCCTTGTTGAGGGCACTTATGAGGTCAGATGTAAAGTCTTGTTTTGACATTTATCTTCCTAAGAATAAGTCCGGTATTGCCGGAACAAACTATTCATCATCAATTAGATCAGCAAATGCCTCATCAATAGACCCATATCGAGTTGAATCTGCTGTTGCCGTTGCTGTTGTATCACTATTATCTGATGTCTCGTCAGACTCATCATCTTCACCCAGCCAATCATTGATAATCTTTGACAGCTCGTCGTATGACTTGCACTGAAACATATCAGACGGATCTGGCATGTCTGTTAGCCAGGTGTTTGCCTGTGCTGAATCTGTCGACAGCATCGACTCCTTTCCTCTAGGCCTTACCTCTGTCATTGACCACTGTCTTCCAGGCTGCTTTGTACATGTAACCTTGATATCACGACCCGTCTGCGGATCTGTAATATCTCCGTAGTCCTCGTCAAGCATCAGACCCAGAAGATTCTGATAAACTGTCT